GGGCGGCGCTCGACGCGTTGCGCGTGAAACGGTGGCCGGCCGAGGACGGGCGCGAGCTGGTGGCGTTCGCGGTGGGCGTGGACTCGGGCGCACACACCAAGGCCGTCTACGACTGGTGCGGCCCCCGCTATGCCCAGCGGGTGTTCGCGCTCAAGGGCTCCAGCACCGCCGGCGCCCCGCTCCTCCCCAAGGGCCCGACCCGCGCCAAGGGCTGCCGGGTGTTCGTGATCGGCACGGAGACGGCCAAGGACGAGTGGTACGGGGCACTCCGCACCCGGGAGCCCGGCCCCATGTACGTGGCCTTCGACGCCGACGCCGAGGCGGAGTACCTGAAGCAGCTGACGGCGGAGCGGGCGGTGCGGAAGCAGACGAACGGGCGCTGGGTGCGGCGCTACGAGCTCCCCCGCGGCGAACGCTCCGAGGCGCTGGACTGCGCCGTCTACGCGCTGGCGGCGCTGCTCCTGACGGGGGTGCGGCTCCGCGCCGAACCGGCCACGGCCGCCGCACAGGCCCCCCGCCCCACCCCCGTGGCGGAACCGGTCCCCGAACCGGCCACCTCCCCCCTGCCCCTGGTGCTCCAGCCCCGCAATGTGGGGCAGGCCCTGGCGCTCCAGCGCCTCCGCCGGGGGCTCCGGCGGTGACCCTCTACGCCACCCCCGTCCGCTGCCCGGCCTGCCAGTCGCGGGCGCGGATCCGCGTGGCGGGCGTGCTGGTGCAGATGGTCCGGGTCTGCCGGCCGCCGCTGTCGGCCGTGGTGCTGACGGTGGCCTGCCGCTGTGGCAACGCGATTCTGGAGGTGCGGGCCGGGGACATCGTCGCCCCGGAGGATGGCGCCCTGTCGGCCTCTTGACTTCGGCGCAACTGAAACGATATTAGTCTGACCGCAGGCCCGAGGGCCGCACGCAGGCCCCAGAGCCCGAACACCCCCACACCGGGGGCGTTCGGGCTTTTCGCGTTTCCGGGAGCCGGATGGCCGAGAACATCCCCGAAGGCGTTCCCGCCACGCTGACGGCGGGCAACACCTGGCAGTGGACGCAGCGACTGAGCGACTACGCCCCCACCGAGACGGGGGGGACGTGGGCGCTGTCCTACGCCATTGCGGGCATCGGGGCGCTGCCGTGGGATGCCAGCTGGGTGACGGACGACGGCGCGGTGTGGACCGTGGCGATCCCGGCCACCTCCACCGCCAATCTCCCGGCGGGCCGCTACGAGTGGCTGGCCATCGTGACGGGCGGGGGCGGGTACGCGGGCCGGCGCCACACGCCAGTGGCGGGCACCCTCCTCGTAGCCGCCAACCCCGAGCAGTGGCAGCAGGGCGACCGCCAGCCGTGGGTGGAGAAGACGCTGGCGGTGATCGAGGAGGTGCTGGCGGGCCGCATCACGGGCGACGTGCAAGCCTACCAGATCGGCACCCGGTCGGTGACGAGCATCCCGATCCTCGAACTCTACGCGCTCCGCACCCGCCTGCAGCACGAGCTCCAGCGCCTGCGGAAGGGCACCGACCCGGTGCGCCGCATCCGCTTCGGGACGGCCTGATGGGCTTCCGCGACTGGTTCCGCCGCAAGCCTGCCCCCGCCCCCGTGGCGCCGCGGAAGCGGTACGCCTTCGCCGGGGCGCAGCAGAACCGCCTGCTTGAGGACTGGGTCGCGACGTGGATGAGCCCCAAGGACGAGCTGCGGTGGGAACTCCAGCTCCTCCGGAACCGCGCCCGCGAGCAGGCCCGCAACAACCCCCTCGCCCGCCGCTACTTCGCGCTCGTGGACGAGAACGTCCTCGGCCCCGAGGGCATCAGCCTCCAGTGCAAGTACGTCCTCCGCTCCGGCGAGCCGGACGAGGAAACCTGTGCGCAGGTGGAGCGCGCCTGGTCGGACTGGTGCCGCCTCGGCCACTGCACCGCGGATGGCGGCCAGTCGTGGCGCGACTTCACGGGCGCGGTGCTCGAGGCCGTGGCGCGGGACGGGGACGGGGTGGTGGAACTCCTGCCCGGCTTCGGCAATGACCACGGGTTCGCGGTGCAGTTCCACGAGGGCGACCTGATCGACCACGAGTACAACGTGGACGCGCTGCCCGGCGGGGCGAGCATCGCCATGGGCATCGAGCGGGACCGCTGGCGGCGGATCGTGGCGGTGCATGTGCTGACGCGGCACCCGGCGGACGGCGCGGTGCTGGCGAGCGGGCGGCGCGAGCGGCGGCGGATCGCGGCGGAGCGGGCGCTCTACCTCGGCCGGCCCCGACGCCACGGCAGCCCGCGCGCGGAACCGTGGCTCACGCCCGTGCTCGTGCCCATGCGGATGCTGGACGAGTACCAGAACGCCGAGTTGGTGGCGGCGCGCGCGGCGGCGGAAACGCCCGCGTTCATCACCAAGAACCTCGAGGCGACGGGCCCCGACCCGAACGACCCGCTGGCGGGCGAGCGGATCCTCGACACGGCCAAGGGCACGCTGCAGGAACTGGGCCCCGGCGAGGGGCTGGCGACGTGGCCGAGCGACCACCCGCACCAGAACGTGGACCCGTTCCTCAAGGCGATGCAGCGGCAGATCGCCGTGGGCCTCGGCGTGAGCTACGCGGCGCTGACCGGGGACCTCTCCGGCGCCAACTACTCCTCGATGCGCGTGGGCAGCCTGCAGGAGCGCGACAACTGGCGCGTGCTCCAGCGGTGGTTCAGCCAGGCGCTGCACCAGCGGGTGTTCGCGGCGTGGCTCAAGCAGGCGGTCATCTGGCAGCGGGTGCGCCTGCCGGGGCCGCTGGCGGAGTACACCGACGTGACGTGGCAGGCGCGCGGCTTCCCGTGGGTGGACCTCTCGGCCGAACTGGACGCCGCGCGGCTTGAGGTGCGGATGGGCCTCAACAGCCTGACCAAGCTGGCCGCCGACCGGGGCCGCGACTTCCGCGAAGTGCTGCTGGAGCGGAAGCGCGAGGAGCAGATTGCCAAGGAACTCGGCGTCACGGTCACGCTCGACGTGCCGGCGGAGATCGCCTCCACCAGCACGATGACGGATGGCAATGCGGCGCCGAAGCCCGACGCCCCGGCCAGCCCGGATGACGCCGAGGACACGACGGAGGACCCGGCCGAGGAGCGGCAGATCGTGGTGAACGTGACCACGCCGCCGGTCAACGTGACGGTGGAGCGGCAGGGGCCCGAGGCCGTCCATGTCGCCGCGCCCGTGGTCACGGTGGAGCGACAGGAGGCCCCCGTGGTTCACGTCGCCCCCGCCGAGGTGTCGGTCACGGTGGAGGGCGCGAAGCCGGGCAAGCGGACGGTGCGGCACGTCCGGGACGCGGACGGGAAGATCGTGGCCAGCGAGGTCGAGGAGCGGGCGGAGTAGTCGGTGGCGACGTATCCCGCCACGGGCAGCGAGGTCGCCCTTGAGGCGGCTGGCGGCGCCTACGGGATCTACGCCTACCAGCCGCTGGGGGCGGAGGCGACGGCGGCGAGCGGCACGGCCACGGTGGTGGTGGCGACGCCTTACCCGCCCACGGGCGCCGAGGCGAGCGCCGAGAGCGGGACGGCGACGGTGGCCCTTGGGGCCGCGGCGCCGAGTAGCGGAGGCGGGCGCCTGTGGGCGCTCCTGCAGCCGATGCCCGCGACCCGGCCGCCGCTCGTGGTGCTGGCGACGGGCGCCGAGGTCGGAGTGGTGGCTGGGTGGGCGGGGAGTCGCACCGCCGATCCATGGGAATGGGACAACGAGGCCGCCGTGCTGGCGGTGCTGGAGGTGTTATGAGCGAACGACAGCGGCCGGCGATGGTCACCCGCGAGATGCGGCTGGAGCTGGAGACGCGCGAGGGGGCGGAGGACCGCATCCCCATCGCGCTCTCGAGCGAGACGCCCGTGGAGCGATGGGACTGGATGACGGGCAAGCGGTATCTGGAGGTGCTGGACCACTCGCCGGGCGGGGTGGACCTCGCCATGGCGCGGGAAGGCGGGCTGCCGTTCTGCCTTGACCACAACCAGCGGGCGCAGATCGGGATCATCGAGGACGTGCGCCTCGACGCCGACCGGAAGCTCCGCGGGTTCGTCCGCATGGGCAACCACCCCGACGCGGCATGGGTGGAGAAGGACATCCGGGGCGGGATCCGCACCAAGATCAGCGTCGGGTACGACCCCGGCGAGACGTACACCGAGACGAAGGGGGCCGACCAGGAGGTGCCGACGCGCGTCTATCGCGGCTGGCGCCCCATGGAGGGCTCCAGTGTGGCAGTGCCCGCGGACATGACCGTGGGCGTGGGGCGGAGTGCCGAGCCGGCGGCTCCCCCCGTGACGACTTCACCGGCGGCCGGCGGTCAGCCGGAGGAGGATCGTATGTCGGATGCGACCTCGGCCCGCGTGCAGGGGCCGACCGCCGAGGAGCAGCGCAAGGCCGAGATGGCCATGCTCGCGGACCTCGGCAAGAACTTCCCCGAGGCGCGGGAGCTCCTGCCCTCGTGGCTCGAGCGCGGCGTGGCCCCGCACGAGGCGATGAAGGAGCTGCAGGCGCGGCAGATCGACGCGCTGAAGAAGACCACCGCCGGCGCCCCGAGCGGCGTGGTGGACATGAGCCCGAAGGAGCGGAAGGACTACTCGGTCATCCGCGCCATCGACGCCAGCATCCGGTCGATGACCGGCGCGGCGGAGCCGTGGAAGGACGCGGGATTCGAGCGGGAGGTGTCGAACGCCCTGGCCAAGCAGCTGGGCCGGACCCCGGCGGGCTTCCTCCTGCCGAACGACGCCCCGGTGGACATCCGGGCGTCGGAGCGGATGCAGCGCATCATGGGCCGCGCGTCGGTGACCGGCAACATCGCCGGGACCGCCTCGCTCGGTGGCTCGGCGGTGCAGACCACTATCGTGGGCTTCATCGACCTGCTCCGGAACCGGACGGTCGTGGCGCAGGCCGGGGCCACCTACCTGACCGGGCTGACCGACACCATCGCGTTCGTCCGGCAGCTCACCGCCAACACCCTGAACTGGGTGGGCGAGAACCCGTCCACGGCCAACACCCTGACGGGCAACACCATCGAGCAGATCACCCTGTCGCCGAAGGTGGCGATGAGCTCGACGGCGTACTCGCGGCGCTTCCTCGCGCAGTCGAGCTACGACGCCAACGCCTTCGTCATGAACGACCTGACGGCGGTGAACGCCATCGGCATCGACCTCGCCGCGCTGTTCGGCACCGGGGCCTCGAACCAGCCGACCGGCATCCGCTCGCAGACCGGCGTCACCCTGCAGACCGTGGGCGCGAACGGCGCCGCGGCGGCGTGGGCCGACCTCGTGCTGGCCGAGACGAACGTGGCTGACAACAACGCCGACATCGGCCCGATGGCGTGGGTCGTGTCGCCCAAGGTGCGCGGCAAGTGGAAGGGCACGCTCAAGAGCACCACGGCGGGCTCCATGTACCTGTTCGGGGACGACGGGATGGTCAACGGCTACCCGGCCTACGTGACCAAGCAGGTCCCGGACAACATCACCCAGGGCACCAGCACCACCGTGTGCTCGACGCCGATCTTCGGCGTGTGGGACCAGCTGCTCGTGGGCCAGTGGGGCGCCACCGACGTGGTGGTCGATCCCTACACCTACGCGCAGCAGAACATGATCCAGATCGTCACGAGCCTGATGGTGGACATCAATATCCGCCAGCCCAAGGCGTTCAACGTGATGCTGGGCGTGACCACGGCGTAAGCCTGACCGGGCGCGGGGGCTCCGGCCCCCGCCCCACCGGGGGATGCATGGTGTGGATCGAAGTGACGCGAGGCACGGTGGCCGACCGGCGGGACCTGATGGTGGGCCAGATCGTTGAGGTGAGTGACCTGACCGCGCGGCGCCTGGTGTACGCGGGCGCGGCGCGGGTGGTGGAGCCGCCGCCGGCGGACGTGCCGGTGGCGCAGGCGCGGGCGCGGACCCGATGACGATCACCGGGGAGGCGCTGCTGGACCGCCACGCCAAGGCCCTGACGCAGGGCTTCGGCTCGAGCGCGGTGGTGATCGGGAGCACCCGCACGCGGGGGCTCCTGTCGGATGAGGAACTGTACGGGGTGGACGAGGGCGGGAACCCGGTGCGCCTTCGGCAGCGGCGACTCACGCTCTGGACTGGGGCCGTGGACACCCTGCCCGCGCGGGATAGCACGCTCACGATTGACGGGACGACGTACACCGTGCGGAACGTCGAGCGGCGGGACGATGCGCGGACGGTGGAGATCGAGGTGGTGCCCTGATGGCGTCACTTGATGCGATTCACGTTGAAGTCGAGGTGCGCCGTCCGTGGTGGTGGTATGGGGCGGCCGCCGTAGTCGTGCTCCTCGCCCGGGTTGGGCTTGCGGGGGTTGCGCGCGGCTCAGAGTGGCTGGCTGGCTGGCTGCAATACCGGGTGGCACGCGGGCGCTGGAGGAGGCTCCATGGTTGAAGTCCTGCGGATGGTGGCGGACTGGCTGAACGGCGACACGGTGGACCACACCGGCGCGAGCCAGTCGGTGGGGACGCACCTCGCCGCGATGAGCTTCGACGGGAGCGACACGGCCCCCGCGACGCCCACGGCGGCCGACGCGACGCGGGACCCGAACGTGGCGCGGGACGACTACCCCCTCACGGTCCCGGCGCTGGCCGTGACGCTCGAGGACTGGGTGATCGACGCGGCCACGATGACCACGAACGAGCAGCGCGGCACGTGCGCGGTGCTGGTGCGCTACCTCGCGGAGACGACGGCAAGCGCCAACGCGGTGCGGGACGGGCTGTACGTGATGCGGGCGGTGCGCCGCTCGCTGGAGCGCCTGCACCGGGCGGGCGAGGAGACGAACGGGCGGCGGCGGAACGGGGTGGCGATCTACGCGGACGCCGACCAGCCGATGCGGCTCGTGAAGGTGGCGGCGCGACGGGAGGACACGGACGTGACGACCGGGTGGCTCGTCACCTATCGCGTCCACGAACTGGACGTGTAAGGGGGCAACATGGCTTCGCATACGATGGCGGCCGGGGTCCTGGTCAAGGCCGAGAGCACCTACGGCACCGACCCGACGCCGGACACGAGCAACGACGGGGTGCGGTTCGTGGAGCGGCCGGTCTGGACGCCGGGGTGGCTGTTCGACGGCAACTACGGGCTGGCGAACGCCACGCCGTCGAACGTGCGCCGGGTGCCGCCGCAGGGGCGCTTCTGGGAGATCAGCCACAAGGCCCACGCGAAGGGCCGGGGGGCGGCCTACACCTCGTCCTCGGTCAAGGTGCCGGACATCCACGAGCTGCTGAAGGCGTGCGGCCTCACCGCGACGGTGACCACGACGGGCGGCAGCGAGAAGTGGGACTTCACGCCCGACGCGGTGAGCCCGAGCGTGGCGACGCCGACCAGCGTCACGATGTACGGCTACAAGCAGGGCGAGCTCATGAAGGCCACGGGCTGCTACGGCTCGTTCACGGTGACGGCGGACGGCCCGGGCATCCCGGTGTGGGAGTTCGCCATGAAGGGCATCGCGGCGCAGGACGAGACGAGCGTCACGGTGGGGAACATCACCTACACGGCGGCGACGGTGAACCCGCCGGCCGCCGCGGGGATCACCATCGACATCGGCACCTTCACGGGCGCGGTGGTGCGGTCCTTCAAGTTCACGCAGGACCGGGCGCTCCTGCCGCGCCAGAACCTCGCGGCGAGCGGGGCGCACAGCGGGTTCATCCCGGGGATCCGGAACCCGTTGCTGGAGGTGACCATCGAGGCGCACGCCAGCATGACGAGCGACGGGTGGGACACCACCTACGTGGGCGTCTACGACATGTGGCGCGACGCCCTGACGAGCTACAGCGCGACCACGCTGGACTGCAACATCACGGTGGGCGGCACCCAGTACAACCGCTGGAAGCTCCTCTGCCCGCAGGTGCAGCTGGAGTCGTTCGAGTGGCAGGAGAACGGGACGGAGCAGCTGGCGCTGCTCAAGTTCCGGCCCTACGTGACCACGGAGAACGGCGTCAACGACTTCACCATCCGGTTCGACTGACATGGGCGAGTTCACGGCGGCACTGCGGCTTCCGGTGATTGTGGGCGAGGACGGCGTGACCTACACCGCCGTCCGACAGCCATGCCTCAACGAAGGCTTGGTACTGATGGAGGCGGCGGAGGGCGCAAAGAATGGCGAGTCTGGGCTGATGCCGATCCTGAGGGCATCCAAGACCATGCTGCTTGCCATTGGGTTCCCTGACGAGGTGGTCGGGGCGCTGCCAGCGTGGAAAGTGATGGATTACGCGCGGGATTTTTTTACGGAGTCGTGCATCGCCCCGAAGCCTCAGGCGGAGTAGACCCGTGGGAGGCGATGGCCGCGGCGGCGACGAGCCGTGACCCGGCCCGGGAGGCGGCGCCACCCTCGCTGGACCTGCTGGTGGCGCAACTCTGCTCGAGCGCGGGCTACCCGGCCCTGGCGCCCGAGATCGTGAGCGGGGAGATCGTGGCGCCGGTGTTCTGGATGCTGGCGCGTCAGTTCGGGCGGGTGCTGGCCCTGCAGCGGGTGCAGGGGATGCGGGCGGTCGGCGTGGCTATCGGCGCCGCGAGGTCCGGCGATACGACCGTGGCGGATCGAGAACTGCGGGAGGCATACCCGAATGGCTAACCAGCAGCTCCAGATGGAGATCATCGCCAAGGACCTGGCGACGGCCACGCTTCAGAAGGTGGACGCGGCACTGCTGGACGTGGCGAACCGTCAGGGCTCCGTCACGGCGGCGACGAACCGCGCCACGACGGCGTCCGGCGAGTTCCGGGCCGGGCTCTCCAAGGTGCAGGGGACGCTGGTCAACCTCTCCGGCGACCTGCTCGGCGTCAACAACAAGGTCGGCAACCTCATCGAGGGCCTGCTCGGCATGGCGCTCGGCGGGGGCGCGGTGGTGGCCGTCGTGGGCGGGCTCGGCGCCATTGGCTACGCCGTGCGCCAGCGGGCCAAGGAAATGGACGAGCTCGCCAAGGCGGCCACGGCGGTGCGCGACCGGATGGCCGAGGCGTTCGGCAGCCGGTTCGCGGGCAGCGAGACGGAGCTCCGCCGGCAGCTGGCGGCCGAGCAGCAGCGGTTCGCCCGTCTCAACGCCACGGCCACCGGGCAGGGCCTGAACGACGCGCTGCGGGTAGAGATCACCAAGACCGCCGCGGCCATTCAGGAACTCACCTACCGGCTCGAGCAGCTGAACCGGCCGACGGCCGGGAGCCGCGCGGGCGCCACCGGGACGGCGCTGGACGCCATCCTCCCCAAGACTGGCGACATCGGCGGCAAGCTGTTCGGCGGCCCCAAGGGACCGGAGGCGCCGCTCGCGCTCCGCCTCGGCGGCGAGTTCACCGCGGCCATCCCCCAGATCGAGGAAGCCGGCACGGTCTTCACCGACTTTGCCGACACGCTGGACCTGATCGTGTTCCGCATGGGCGCCATCAGCGACGCCACGATGGGGCTGGCGGAAGGCTTCGCCGCGCTCGGGCAGGTCGTGAGCGGCGGCATCGGGCAGGTGGCGCAGAAGATCCTCGCGCCGTTCATGAAGCTGGAGGGCACCTACTTCGTCATCAAGGGCCTTGCCAAGCTGGCCGAGGGCCTGTTCCCGCCGAACCCCGGCCTGATCGCGTCGGGCTCCGGCATGGTGGCGCGGGGCCGCCAGCTGCTCGCCATGGCGGGCGGCGGGGGCACGGGCGGCGGCAACGCCGCGGGTGGCGGGTCGGCCGGGTCCTCGGCCTCGCGCGACGTGCGCGACACGGCGCAGCAGCGGGGCACCGTCACCGTCGTGTGGCCCAAGGACGCCTTCGCCAACCCGCGTGACCCGAAGTTTCAGGAGTACCTGGCCGAGACGATCCGCGCCGCGGCCGGCCGCAACGTGGTGTTTGCCTGATGCCGCTCGCCACCTATCCCCTCATCGCGTGGGGCAGCGCGGCGGCCATCAATGGCTGGACCGACGCGGGCACCCCCGTCATCACGACCGGGCAGGCCGACCCGTTCGGCGGGACCAGCGCCGTGCTGGTGAACGATGACAGCGCGGGCGCGGCCGAGGGCAAGACCACGACCGTGGCGGGCGTCGGGGGCGACACGGTGACGCTCCTCGTCTTCGCCAAGGCGGGGACGGCCACCGCGAGCGCGTTCCAGCTCCGGGACAACACCGCGGGCGCCTACCGGATTCAGGCGGCGCTCACGTGGTCCGGCGGCGTGCCGACGCTCACGTGCTCGACGGGGACGGCCATCGGCACCGTGAGCGTGGGCGGCAGCTGGTACGCCGCGCTTGCGACCGGCACGTGGGTGAGCGGCAATACCGCGCAGGTCGAGGTGTACGGGGCGAGCGCCACGGCGAGCGCCACGGGCACCACCTACTGGTATCTCCGGAACGCCGTCCTCCTTGACTACATGGACGAGGTGGTGAGCTTCGCGCGCGCGCGCGCTGGCAGCGTGTGGGCACAGGCGCCGAGCGGCACCGAGGATGCGTGGATCACCGGCACCGACGAGGTGCTGCGGGGGCGGCTCCGGTTCATTCCCAAGACGCCCACTGCCACGCCCGTGGTCAAGTCGGGCTGGTACGGCGAGAACGAGAGCGCGGGCGTCAACTGCGGCGTCAAGGCGATGCTCACGGCGGGCCGCGCCAAGACCTCGCTCCTCTGGGTGGCCGACCGCGCCACGGCCAGCACCACCGTGACCTGCACCCTCGCGCAGCCGGTGGACCAGGACGGGGTGGAGCTCGAGGCGAACGGCGACCGCACGGTGGCCGTCGAGTTCCGGGGCACCAGCGTGTTCCCGGGGGTGTGACGTGACCACCTTCACCCCCGCCTACCGGGCCACGGTGTACGCGCGGCGCTCGGACGACATCACCGAGGCGACGGTGCTCACGGCCACCTCGCCGCATACCGACCCCTTCAAGGTCGCCACGATCACCGGCGTGTCGGGCTTCCAGCCCTACCTCGACATCCCGACCGGGGCGCGGGGGAGCATCGACCCGCTCACCAAGCGGTGGACGCGGGGGACGCTCACGCTCCGGCTGCTCGATACGCAGGTGTCCACCACCGACCGGCTGCAGCGGTGGGTGACGGCCTTCCTCGGCGATAGCAAGGGCCGGGTGCAGCTGCTCGGCTGCAAGGTCGGCGTGGAGGAGTCGCTGGACGGCGGCGCCACGTGGGGGCCGTTCTGGGTCGGGCGGGTGGACGAGGCGGAACTCGATGACCCGCTCTGGTACGCGCTCACGCTAGATGACCTGTCCAAGGACCTGAACGCCTGGTGCTTCGGGGAGCGGCCGCACTCGAGCATCAGCTACGCGGCGGAGC